AATCGTGACGGATTAGGATTAAGTGGCCTAGAGGATTACAAAACTGTTAAGCTTGGTAATATAGAAGCAACACCAAATTTTTATGGTGCTGTAGGTGCTGACAGAGTACCACCACTATTCGAACGCTATTTTACAGGCTTGCGAATTAGTGGGCCAGGCAACATTGGTATTAAAAGGAGTTAACAATGAGCTACTACCCAGCAGCAGTTATTATCAACGACACAAGTGCAGTCACAGGCAGATTTGGTTGTGTCCAGGCTTTAAAAGATTCTGCGATTGCCACATTAGTAGCAGAGAACATAACTGGCGATTTAACAAGTATTGATCTTAAATCAAACTGTAAGATTGAAGGAGTTATTACAAGCATTACTCTTTCAAGCGGTACAGTTATTGCTTACAGGTTGTAATGGGAATTGCATCTTCACTTAAAAAGGTTGCCAATAAAACCATTATGAAGTTTGGTGGCGATATTATTATTAGGCGTACAACAGAAACTTCTTATGACATTACAGATGGGGAGATAATAAAAGATACGACAGATACAACTGTAAAAGGTTTACTGGAAAATGTAACAAATTCAGAGGTAAATGATTTAATTTCACAAAGTGATAAAAAGTTAAATGTATCAGCACAAGATTTAACATTTACACCAACGACTAAAGACAAAATTGTTATCAGTTCGATTGTTTACAAAATTATTCAGATTGATACAGATATGGCTGAGAATACTGATGTTAAATATATTTTTTATTTGAGGGCATAATGGCTAGAGAAATAAGGTTGTCTCGTATTGGCGAACACTTTGAAGACAAAGTAATTCGTACTGTAGAAAAAACAACTTTACAATGGGAAGCTAGAGTAAAAAAAGCAACACCAGTAGTTACAAATAATCTTAGAGGTTCTTGGCAAAATGATATTAAAGATTTTGTAGGTGAAGTATTTACAGATGTAGAATATGCTGAACCAGTTGCTTATGGTACAAACCTCCCACCAAGTTGGGGTGGTAAGTATAGAACAAGACCAAATCAAAATACAATAAAAGGTTATCCAGAATTAATTGCCAAACAACTTGAAGGTTATATTGAAGATGAATTTAGGAGGGCATAATGGCAGCAGTAAATTTAAACACAGTAAGAAAAACCATTGAACAACGCTTGCAAACTGAGCTAAACGAAGCACCAATAATACCGATTGTTTTTAACAATATGCCTTTTGAATCTATTTCTGAAGAAAGTTTTATTCAATGTCAAACATCTTTTGGTGGTGGTAGGTATTTAGGAAATGGTATAAACAGCGTTGTTGGATTAGTTGTATTGAATATATTTACACAAGAGGGCGTTGGTATTGGTGCGAACTATACTATTTGTAAAAGGTTACGCGACCTTTATAATAGACAAACAGTATCTGATGTAATTTTTGATTCACCTGTTGGTCCTGAAGTTTTAACATCTTCACCTGAAGGTAAATTGCAAACACAAATAAGAATTACATTTGAAATATTTGAGGAACTTTAATTATGACAAAGCTTGTAATTACTGAAGAAATGCTTGATGCAATAGAAGCAGTAAAAGGCAGAAGGGAATCACAATATTGGGACCCTGAGTGTAGAAGATATTATGAGGCACAACAAAATTCAAAAAAAGATGTAAAAAAACCTAAAAAGAGGTAACATATATTTAAATCTTTCTTTTTATTGGTATGGCAACAGCTATTAGAGGTGATGTTGGTAAAGTTATGTTCCATAATGCAGCTGGTACAGAAGCTGATGTTGGAGCAACAAGAGCTTGGTCTTTGTCTATTACCAAAGATACACTTGAAACTACAAAACAAGGCGATACATCTAAAACTTTTATTGGTGGTTTAATTTCAGGTGAAGGTTCTGTTGAACTTCTTTACAACCCAAGTGAAACTGGTACTGCCTATACAACTTTTATTGATGATGTTTTAATTACAGGTGATACAGCAGATGCTTTATTTGAACTGTTCCCTGATTCAAGCACAGCAGCCAAAAAAATAAGCTTTTCTGGAATTATCACTGGCGCAGAATATGGCGCAACTATGGGTGAAACACAAGTTATCAATGTTTCCTTTATTACATCAGGTGCCATAACTTCAGCTATATAGTACATTAGGGTAACAAGATAAAACTTTATGCCAACAAAAAGAAACGTCGACCTTATTACTGAGGCCTTTGGTGAAGTAATGAGTCAAAGAAGAAAATATGAACTAAAAAAGCCAAATGGCGAACTGTTAAAAGAATTATATTTTCCACCACTTACCAGACATGACAGAATACAAGCACAAACTGCTGCTGGAACAGATGAAGCTTTGGCAATCTCAACAAGACTACTTTGCCAACTTGCAGAAAATGAAGATGGGTCAAAAGCATTTTCATCAGCAGATTCAGAAGATTTAAAAAGATTTTTACCAGAATCTGTTTTGAATGAATTGGAAATGTTTATGATGAATATAAACGTAGATGTTAATACAGCAAAAAACGAATAAGGCGAGATACCTCTTTATATTTTGAGTTTTTTCTCGCAGAAGAGTTAGGTAAAACAATAAAGGAATTAAGAGAAAATATAACAGAAGAGGAATTAATATATTGGTCTGCATATTATGAAATTAAGAATGAAAGACATAAACAAGAAATGAATCGTCAAAGGAATAAAACAAGGTAATATATAATAAAGGTTATTTGTATCTGTGGCACAATCAACAGTTAGATTAATAGTTGATGCGCAAAATGCGATTGCACCTTTAAAACGTGTTAATGATGCAACTAAAAATCTAAACAAAAATACAAATCAGTTAAAAAATAGACTTAACGAAGGTAAACGATCTTTTGATAGATTTGGCAATAGTGCCAACAAATCATCCAGAGCTGTAAATAATTTACTTGGTACTATAAGGAAACTTGCTGCAGCTTTTGCTATTTTCCAAGTTGGAAAGTTTGTAATTTTTCAAACAGCAGAGTTAGAAAGACAAAGAAAGTCTTTAGAGGTATTAACTGGTAGTGTCGCAAAAACAAATGTTATTATTGCTGAATTAAAAGCTTTTGGTGCTGTAACACCTTTTAAAGCATCTGAATTAATAGAAACTACAAAAAGACTAAAAGCATTTGGTTTTGAAACGAATAAGTTGGTTGATACGACAAAAAGAATAGCAGATGTTGCTGGTGCTACTGGTGCAGACTTAGATGGTATTGCAACAGCCTTTGGTCAGATACAAGCAAAGGGCAAATTACAACAAGAGGAAAATTTACAATTATTAGAAAGAGGAGTTGATATAACAACAGAGCTTAAAAACATAACAGGATTACAAGGAGATGCATTTGCTGATGCAATGAGCAAAGGAAAAATTGGTGCTGATCTTGTTAACCAAGCATTAATAAATCTTACAAATGAAGGTGGTGCCTTCTTTGGTGGTGCTTCTGCGCAAAGTGAAACTTTGGCTGGAAAATTTAGTACGTTAGTTGATGGTGTAGAAACATTGGCACAACAAGTTGGTGAGAAATTAGAACCAGCATTAAAAGGAGCTTTGGATATTGCTATTGATCTTGTTAACAGTATTAACCAAGCGATTGCAGCTGGCAGTATTACTGATACTGATAAAAGAGCATTTCAAAAACAAGCACAAGGTATTGTTCGTGACCAGGCAGGCTTTATGCCAGGTGGTGCTTTTGGTATGGGCGAAGTGTCTATTGATTTCCAAGGACAAACATTTACAGGTCAACCAGCACAAGTACAATCACAAATAACAAATGCTCTTATAAATGCAGAGGTTGCAAAAAGATTGCAACAACAACTTGAGGTTCAAAGACAACTAGAAAAATCTACAAAAGTAGTTACAGAAAATAATAAAGAAAATAAAGTTGCGGTAGAAAATACTGCCTTTTCTTTTACAGAAGGTTTAGTACCTAGCACAGGATTTTTTAACGAAAATTTAGATTTAAGTAAAGCATTTTTAAATGACATTAATTTAAGTACTATCAAAATTTCTGATTCCTTCAAAATAGTAAAAACTGATGCTGAGTTATTAAAAGAAAAGTTTGCTGAAATAGGTCATACTATTGGAAGTCAAATATCAGATGCTTTGGTTGGTGCAATAAATGGTACAAAGTCATTAGGTGAAGCAGCCAAAAATATTCTTAATGATTTAGCAAATTCTTTACTTAGAATGGGCATCAATACATTATTAAAAAGTACTGGATTAGGAATATTTAGTAATTTAGTAGGCTTTGCAAATGGTGGTAGACCGCCTGTTGGGAGACCATCAATCGTTGGTGAAAGAGGACCAGAATTGTTTGTACCTTCAACTGCAGGCACAATAATTCCTAATAGTGAAATGGCTGGCACCACAAATAATATTGTTGTTAATGTAGATGCCTCTGGTTCAAATGTAGAAGGTAATGAAAATGCTGGAAAAGAATTAGGCCGACTAATTGCTGCTGCAGTACAATCTGAATTAATACAGCAAAAAAGACCCGGAGGAATATTAGCATAATGGCAACTTTTCCAGACATAACACCTTCTTACGGCACATTAAAAAAAAATAAACCTAATACAAGAACAGTAAAATTTGCAGATGGTTATGAACATAGAATTTTTTTAGGACTTGATGCACACCAAAATCCAAAAGAATTTAGTTTTACTTGGAATGTATCAGAGACAGATGCAGATACTATTGAAACATTTTTAGATGCAAGAGCCTTAGACAGAGAATCATTTACATACACACCAACTGGTGAATCTTCAGCAATGAAATTTGTATGTGAAAGTTGGACAAAAACAATTCCATATAATAATCGTGCAACAATAAAAGCTACATTTAGGGAAGTATTTGAGCCATCATAATGTCAGTTAACGCATCAGTATTTAGTAATTTACAATCAATAAATCCTTCTGCGATTATTGAATTATTTACATTGCAATTATCTACTGCTTTACATGGAGCCGATACTGTTTATAGATTTCATGCTGGTAGTAATTTAGATGCCAATGGAAAGATTGTATGGGCTGGCAACGAATATTTAAGATTTCCAATACAAGCAGAAGGTTTTGCATATCAAAAAGGCCAAATTCCAAGACCCATGATAAGAATTAGCAATGCAACTGGATTAATGTCAGCAATACTTTTATCTGTTAATGAAACTACAACTGGTAATGATCTTACTGGCGCTACAGTAACAAGGATAAGAACACTTGCCAAGTTTTTAGATGCAGTAAATTTTGCAGATGGCACAAATGCGACTGCGGATTCAAGTGTTGAGTTTCCGCAAGAAATATATGCTATTGATAGAAAAGCATCTGAAAATAGAGAACTTGTTGAATTTGAACTAGCAGCACCAACTGATCTAGCAGGGGTACATATACCAAAAAGACAATGCACACGTAAAATTTTTCCCTCTATTGGCACATTTAACTAAGTGGAAACAAGATGCGCTAACACACGCAAAGATTCAAGACCCAAAAGAATCTGTTGGTTTATTGTTAAATAAAAAAGGAAAAAAAATTTATATACCTTGTACAAATTTAGCCTCTGATCAAAATGATTCATTTATTTTAAATCCAAAAGAATTTTTGTTGGCAAAAAAATTAGGTGATGTTATTGCAATAATTCATAGCCACCCTAAAACACCACCAATTGCAAGCCAAGCAGATAAAGTAAGCTGTGAAAATACAGATTTACCATGGTATATAGTTAATCCAAAAACAGAGCAATGGGGTTATATTGAACCATGTGGTTATAAAGCACCAATTCTTGGCAGAGAATATGTTTGGGGTATAACTGATTGTTGGTCATTAGTTGTAGATTGGTACAAAGAAGAAAAAAATATTATTTTAAAAGATTGGGAAAGACCAACACCAGAAGAATTTGCAAACAACCCTATGTTTGAAAGTTGTGCATGGCGAACAGGTTTTAGAGAATTAAGAACAGATGAGAAACTTGAAAATGGTGATTTATTATTTATGTCAATCTTAGGAAAAGGTTTAAACCATGTGGCGATTTTTATAGATGGTGATGTTCTGCATCATTTATCAGATAGACTAAGTTGTAAGGAACCTTACAATGAATGGTTGTTAAAATGTACTGGAAAGAGGTTGCGCTATGTTAAGTAAAATAAAATTGCATGGTAAATTAGCAAAATTTATTGGCCATAAAGAATTTGATGTCAAAGTAAATAGTGTTGC